GTTATATAGCTGATGTTTTTAACACTAAGACACGACTAACGAAGCTAAAGGCGTATTTACCATTAAAAATATTATTAAACTATAATTTAGGAGATACGTTTGTAGTAGCAGGAATTGCATACAAAATAAACAGTATAAGCACAAACCTACTAACAGGGGAAAGCAACTTAGAACTATTAAACGAGGTATGATACAGAACATTTTAGAATTACTAAAGTTTGCAAAAGGCGAAACAGAAAACATACGCATAGCACAAGGTAAATATGAACTACCAAGTGGTTTAATGGGTACAGGTAAAAAGATTAAAAGAGAAGCAGGATGGAAAAAGTAGTAATACAGTTAGAAGCGGACACTACACAGGTTGTAAAAGGCATTGACAAAGTAGATGAAAGTTTACAGGAAACAAATCAAGCTGTTGGTGGGCTTACTAATTCACTTGACAAAATGACTGGTGGAGCAATAACAGGATTTAGAAATTTAAAAGGCGGTCTTGTAAATGCGGTAAAAGGATTTAAAAGCCTAAAGGTGGCAATAGCTGCAACAGGGATAGGTGTACTTGTTTTGGCTTTTGGTTCATTGGTTACTTTCTTTACTAAAACACAAAGAGGTGCTGACCTACTAAAAAAGGCTATGGATGGTTTAGGTGCTACAATATCCGTACTTACAGACAGAGCGAGTAGCGTAGGCGAAGCGTTTACATTATTTTTTCAAGGAGAATTTTCAGCAGGGTTTGATAAACTAAAAGAAAGCGTAAGCGGTGTAACAGACGAAATAGTAAAAGAAACTAAAGCAGCTTATGAGTTAGCAGGTGCATTACAAGCAGTAGAGGATAGAGAAATAGGTCTTATAGAAAGCACAGCAGAAAGACGTAAAGAAATATCAAGATTACGATTAGTAACAGAAGATGAAAATAAAAGCTACAAAGAGCGTATTGCAGCCTTAGACGAAGCTATTAGGATAGAGGGCGAAATACTACAAGAGCAGTTAGACATTGCAAAAGAAAGAGCGAGAATATCAGCAGAACAGGTAGCACTTGGCGAAAGTAGTAGGGATGAGATTAGACAAAACGCACAGCTACAAGCGCAAGTATCTGAGTTAGAAGAAAGGTCTTTACAATTTAGTAGGTCTATATTCACAAGACGTAACGCTTTAATAAGACAGGAACAGGCGGAGCAAAAATCACTACTTGAAGCACGAAAGGTAACATCTATAAGCGAACAATCAGACTTAGAACAAGGATTATCTATAAAGGCTGAAATAGCAGCAAAAGATATACTACTTACTAAGCAGACGGAAGAACAGAAATATAATTTAATATCTGAGTTTGCACAATTAGGAGCAGAAGCAGAAATTGAATGGGCTGCAATGACCCAAAAGCAAAAAATACAAACTGTACAACAAGGTTTATCAAGTTTAGCAGCTAACTTAGGAAAAGAAACAGCAGCAGGAAAAGCAGCAGCAATATCGAGCGCACTAATATCCACATATCAAGGTGCACAAGATAGTTACAAGTCCTTAGCAGGTATTCCTATCGTTGGTCCTGCTTTAGGGTTTGCAGCAGCAGCAGCAGCGACAGTAGCAGGTTTAGCAAATGTAAAAGCAATTACCTCAACTAAAACTCCACAAGTAGCAGGGGGCGGTGGCACACCAAGCATAAGCGCACCAAGCACACCAAGACCACAACCCCCTGCATTTAATATAGTAGGAGCAGGAGCAGGTAATCAATTAGCAGAAACAATAGCAGGACAATCACAGAAGCCTATAAAAGCGTTTGTAACATCACAGGACGTAACAACGGCACAAAGTTTAGAGCGTAATATAGTAGAGGGTGCATCAATTTAGTAAAATTAAAAATAAAGACGTTATACTTATATGAGAATTGTTGAACTTATTTTAGATGAGGATAGTGTTTCAGGTATTGAAGCTATATCAATAGTAGAAAACCCTGCAATAGAAGAGGACTTTATAGCACTAAATAGCCAAGAATTACACTTAGCAGAAGTAGATAAGGATAAGCAGATACTTGTAGGGGCATTGCTTGTGCCTAACAAGCCTATATACAGACGCAAAGGAGATGATGAGTATTATATATATTTCTCTAAAGATACTATCCGTAAAGCTGCTGAGATGTACTTAATTAAAGGTAACCAAAACAACAGTACTTTAGAACACCACTATAAATTATCAGGACTTAGCTTAGTAGAAAGTTGGATAGTAGAGGACGATGTACACGATAAGTCAAGAAAGTATAATATGGATGTTCCTGTGGGTACTTGGATGGGAGTAGTAAAGGTAAATAATTCAGAGGTTTGGAATGACTTTGTAAAAACAGGCAAAGTAAAAGGTTTTAGTATTGAGGGGTATTTTGTGGATAAAATGGAACGTCCTAATGAGCCTATAAACGACTTTGAAGAAGAAGAAGCAGAAGAAATGCTATCTTATATCCGTAGAATAGTAAAGAGCGACAAACGGCATAAAAACGGTCAAGCAGAAGAATTAGAAAGCTACACAGACTATCCTGACGCTGTAAAGAACAACGCTAAAAGAGGTATAGAACTAAACAACAAAGTAAACAACAAATGTGCTACTGATGTTGGTAAGATACGAGCGCAACAATTAGCACAAGGTAAACCAATTAGTGAACAAACTATAAAGCGTATGTACTCCTATCTAAGTAGAGCAGAAGAATATTACGATGAAAGCAACACAGAAGCGTGTGGTACTATATCATATTTATTGTGGGGTGGTAAGGCTGCTAAACGATGGGCTGAAAGCAAACTAAAAGAGTTAGACCTTATAGACCTTAAAGCACCCTGTCAAGCAGGATATGAGCAGTACGGAATGAAAGAAAAGAACGGCAAATTAGTGCCTAATTGCATACCTATTAAGTAATGGCAAAAAAAATAGAAGTAGCGCATATAGTAAAACCTAAAATAAAAAGAAAGGGTGTACACGCTAAAACTAAAATGAGTACAGTTAAAGGTAGTAAGCTATATAAGAAAAAATACAGAGGACAAGGCAAATGAGAAGATTTTTAACACCATCAAAGACAAGTCCTAAAAGCAGCAGACGTGGTTGTTTGTGTGCTGAAAAAAACACTTATAGTACAAAATGCTGTAAGGGTAAACTAATCAATCAAGGTATTGGTAAAATTTAAAAATGTAAAATAGTTAAATAAAATAGTTATAGTTATATGAAAGCAACTGAAATGTTAAATAAAATTAGAACCTATCTTGGAGAAGAAACTACTGAAATAGTAGATAATATCGAAGAAAAGGTAGAGTTGGCACAGGCTAAACTCGAAAACGGTACTGTATTAGAAGCAGAGGCGTTTGAAGCAGGTAATGAAATTTTTATCGTATCAGAAGATGAGAAAGTTGCAGTACCTGTTGGGGAATACGAAATGGAAGATGGTAAAATTCTTGTAGTAACAGAAGAGGGTCTTATTGCTGAGATTAAAGACGCTGAAAGCGAAGAAGAAGCAGAGCAAGAAGATTTAGGCTATGTTACTAAAGAAGAACTTGCAGAGGTAGTTTCAATGATTGAAGAAATAAAAGCAATGATTGAAAAGAAAGAAGAAATGAGCGAAGAAGTAGAAACTACTAATGTAGAAGAAACTGAATTATCAGAGGAGCTATCACAACCTGCTGCTGAGCCTATTGCTCATAACCCTGAACAAAAAAACAACAACATCGGTGTTAAGTTTGCACAAAACAGAAGACTTACAACATTCGATAAAGTATTATCAAAAATTAACAACTAAATAAATAAAAAATGGCTAATCCAACAATTACAGGTTCAAGTTATGCAGGAGAGTTTGCAGGGAAATACCTTGCTGCTGCTTTACTAAGTGCCGATACTTTAGATAGTGGTACAGTTACTATCTTACCAAACGTGAAATATAAAGCTGCTATGAAAGTAGGTTCGTTCTCTAACTTAGTGCGTTCTGCTGATTGCGACTTTGACGATAGCACGTCAACAATGACACTTACTGAAAAAGTGCTTACTCCAACTGAATTGCAAGTAAACTTACAAATTTGTAAGAAACAACTACATTCAGATTGGGAAGCTGCACAAATGGGCTTTAGTGCTTTTGATGAGTTACCACCTTTATTTTCTGACTTTGTTATCGCACAGGTAGCTGCTGAGGTTGCAAACGCAACTGAAACATCTATTTGGCAGGGTAGCACAGGAGAGGGTTCTTTTGATGGTTTCTCTACTCTATTGGCTGCTGATGCAACAGTAGTAGATGTTACTGGTTCTGCTATCACTACTTCTAATGTTATTGCTGAATTGCAAAAAGTAGTAGATGCTATTCCAAGTGCTGTTTATGGCAAAGAGGATTTAAGCATTTATATTCCTACAAACGTAGCAAAGGCATATATTGGCGCACAAGCTGCTTTAGGATACAGAGATTTGTATAACGTAGGGCAAACTGAGATGAACTTTCAGGGTGTAAACCTTATTACGGCTCGTGGACTTGCAGATGATACAGTAGTAGCTGCTCAAAAAAGTAACTTATTCTTTGGAACAGGTCTATTAGATGACCGTAACGAAGTTAAAGTTATTGATATGGCTGACCTTGATGGTTCGCAAAATGTACGTGTTGTAATGCGATATACAGCAGGTGTACAGTTTGGCATCGGTTCTGATATTGTTTACAGAGTAAACGCTTAGTAATTAACTAACATAAAAGGGGTGGGATAGGTATATGCCTACCTGCCCTTTTTTATTAAAAATATAAATATGGCTTGTGCAATAACTAAAGGTAGAAGTTTACCTTGTAAAAATTCAGTAGGTGGTCTAAAGGCTATCTACATTCTCGACTACTCATCAACGGTAGCCGATTTGACAGACGCAAGTGGTACTATTACACTCCCTACTGATGGAAGTGCAGAGTTTTTTAAGTTTGACATTAAAGGTAATTCTTCATTAGAAACATCTGTAACATCAAGTAGAGAAAACGGTACTACTTTTTACGAAACTACACTAAATGTTACATTTACTTTTTTAGACGTAGCAACCCAAGAAGAAATTAAACTATTAAATGCAGGTAGAGCGCATTATGTAGTTGAGGACTATAATGGTAACTACTTCTTAATTGGTAAAGAACACGGTGCAGAAATTACAGGTGGAACTATTGTAACAGGTGCAGCTATGGGCGACTTGTCAGGGTTTACACTTGTAGCTACTGCACAGGAGACAGCACCGCCTTTCTTTGCGACTGCTCCAGACGTAAGTGCAACTACACCGATTGACCCCGAAGCATAGGGAGTTAATTATATATAAAGCCCTGCCTATATGGTGGGGTTTTTTTTTGCCTTATAGTAAATTTAATTATTTGTACGTTATACTTATATGAGAATACTTACAACAAGTACTGATGCACAAATAGTTAAGTTTATTCCACGATTATACTACACGGAAGCAGCTATGATTGTAAGGGATGACACTACCAATGTAGCAACCGTTACTGATGTTACCTTTACACAAGATGGCGATTATTTAACGCTATCACACGCATTTAATTTAGTAGAGGGTAGGTTTTACGATTTAGAATTTACACGTGACCCTGATATATGGGGGCAAAGTTTAGACCAATGGGAGTTAGAGCAAAAGCTATGGAATGACGATGAGGGTATTACCTTACTTGTTTATAGGGATAGGATATTCTGTACAGACCAAGATGTTGACCAAACACAAAATAAATACTATTCTCCTAATAAAAACGAATACAAGTCAAACAATACATTTGACAATAATTATATAGTATTATGATACACGCATTAAGTTTATCAAATTATGTTAGCCCTACTATTGAAGAAAAAAAGAATAAGGCTTTTGTAACATACGGAGATAAAAATTCATACTTTCAATACCTAATAGACCGTTACAATGGTAGCCCTACAAACAATGCTATTATAAACGCTTTAAGTGCTATGATATACGGCAAGGGTTTAGACGCTACTGATAGCCAAAGAAAGCCCGAAGCATACGCACAAGCTATAACATTATTACATAAAGACTGTGTTAGAAAGCTATGTAGCGACCTTAAATTATTTGGTCAATGTAGTATGCAAGTAATATACTCAAAAGACCGTAAAAAAATAGCAAGGGTTGAGCATATACCAGTAGAACAATTGGCAGCCGAGAAATGCAACGATAAAGGCGAAATAGAAGCGTATTACTATTCAAGCGACTGGGCAAAATACAACCGTATTAACCAAGTAAAGAGAATACCTGCTTTTGGTATGAGTAATGAAGCTATTGAAATAGTTTACGTTAAGCCATATAGAGCAGGGTATAAATACTATGCTACTCCTGACTATCAAGGTGGTTTACAATATGCAGACTTAGAAGAAGAAATTTCTAACTTTCATATAAACAACATTCAGTCAGGCCTTAGTCCGTCAATGCTTATCAACTTTAATAGTGGTACACCATCGGCTGAGGAGCGAGAAATGATAGAAAGACGCATCTATGATAAGTTTTCAGGTAGTAGTAATGCAGGGAAGTTTATATTATCTTTTAACGATAGCCCTGAAACAGCAGCTACAATAGACCCTGTACAACTTAGCGACGCACACAATCAATATCAGTTTTTAAGCGATGAGAGTAGCCGTAAAATACTTGTAGCACACAGAGTAGTTAGTCCTATGCTTTTAGGTATTAAAGACAACACAGGGCTTGGCAATAATGCAGACGAATTAAAGACAGCATCCATACTAATGGATAACACAGTTATTAGGCCATTCCAAAACTTACTTATAGATGCATTTGATGCTATATTAGCGTATAATGGTATTTCTCTTAATTTATACTTCAAGACGCTACAACCTTTAGAATTTACAGAAATAGATAATGACCTTGTAGATGCTGAAACACAAGAAGAAGAAACAGGTGTAAAATTAGCAAGTGATATAGATAAGTTTGTAGATACAGAAATAGCGGATGCACTTATAGACTTAGGCGAAAACGAGGAGGATATTTTAAAGGACTTTGACCTAATAGACGAAATAGAAGTAGATTACGACAATGAAGATGAGTTTGACCAAAAAATAAAAGAGTTAAACGAACAGACTGAATTAGCAAGTACAGGTAGTGCAAAGCCTTATCGTAAAAGCGACCAAGATGGTAAGAGTAAACAAAAAGGTCAAGAAGATAAAACGTACTTAGTTAGATATATGTACAACCCTGCAAAGACTAAAGACACAAGTAGGGAGTTTTGTAAAAAAATGGTATCAGCTAAAAAGGTGTATCGTAAAGAGGACATTAAGGCTATGGAAACTAAAGCTGTAAATGCAGGTTTTGGTAAAGGTGGTTCTGATACTTATTCTATTTGGCTTTACAAAGGTGGTGCAAGATGCAACCACAAATGGTTTAGACGTATTTACGCACGTAAGGATGGCTCAAAAGGTTTAGGGAATGTAATTAGTACAACAGAAGCTAAAAGTCAAGGATTTAAGCCTGAAACTAATGCACAAAAAGTACCTGTTGCGCCAAAAGATATGCCGAGAAAAGGCTACACGGCTGCTTATTGGAATAAAATGGGATTTAAAAACTAAGATATGGCTACTGCATTATTTATAAACAGAACAGACCTTGTAAAAAATAGTATCATTGATGGCAATGTTGATACTGATAAATTTATACAATTTATTAAAATAGCCCAAGAGGTACACGTGAGAAATTACACAGGCAGTAAATTATATGATAAACTACAAGCTGATATTATTGCCGACAATTTAACAGGCGACTATTTAACTTTAGTAGATGAGTACCTTGCTCCAATGCTTATTCATTTTGCTATGGTAGAGTATTTACCTTATTCAGCTTATCAGTTAAAAAACGGAGGTTTGTTTAAGCACACAAGCGAAAATAGCGAAACACCAAGTAAAGATGAGGTGGATTTTATTGTGCAAAAAGAACGCAATTTGGCAGAGTACTATACAACAAGGTTTATAGACCATATGAATTTTAACAGTAATTTATATCCTGAATACGAAAATAATTCAGATGATGACATTTACCCTGACAAAGATAGTTTATTCAATGGGTGGGTTTTATGAGGATATACAAACCAAAAAAAGAAGATATTATAAAATTAAAAAGTTACTTAAATGGGTACAACTTTAGAAGGGAAGCAAATAAATCAAACTTATCAGGGGTTACTAAAAACCACCGATAACAACGAGGTAGGTGCTTCTGCTAAAGAAATAACTGATGGCAGGGGTAACGGCACGGGGGTTACTTTAGATAATAGCGGTAATATAGTGGCTAATGCTACTGTTACTGCTAATTCCTTTGTTGGAGATGGTTCACAGCTTACTGGTTTGCCCGTTACTTCTGTTAATACCCAAACAGGAGATGTTGTTTTAGATGCTGACAATATAAGCGACACAAGTACTACAAATAAATTCACAACGGCAGCAGATATATCTAAACTTGCTAACATAGAAGCAAATGCAGATGTTACGGATGTTGCTAATGTTACTACTGCTTTAAATTCAATTAGTGCTACTGAATTATCGGATATTACAGATGTTGGTAGTGGTTCTGTTATTACAGGTGTAGAGCGTACAAAACTTGATAGCGTAGAAGATAACGCACAAGTTAACCCTACTGACGCACAAATAAAAGCATCGTATGAAAGCAACACAAATACTAATGCCTTTACAGACGCTTTAAAGTCTAAACTACAAAACATTGAAGCAGGAGCAGAGGTAAATAACATAAATTCTGTAAATGGTCAAGTAGGAACTATTACTTTAGGGCTTCTTAATTTAGACGATGTAGGTGCTGATGGTGCATCAGGCGAAGTACTTACAACAGACGGACAGGGTAATTTTACATTCGCACCCGCAGGAGGTGGAGAGGGTTTTGTAACAAGAGTAAACGGTGCTACTGGCAATGTAGTGCTTGACACAGACGATATTGATGAGGGTACAACAAACCTTTATTACACAGAAGCAAGAGTAAGCGCAAATACAGATGTTGCAACCAATACAGCCAAAGTTGGAATAACGCAATCACAGGCAGACGCTATTGTAGCTAATACTGCTAAGGTTGGTATTACAACAGGACAGTCTGATGCTATTATTGCCAACACCGCTAAAAACAGTTACCCAAGTGCAGACGCTACAAAAGTAGGTTTTATAACCGTAACACAGGCAGTTGATTTAGACACTTTAGAAAGCGATGTAGCAACGAATAACGCTAAAGTGGGTATAACTACCCAACAAGCTAACGAAATAGCAGCAAACACGCTTAAAACAGGTATAACAACTGAGCAAGCTAACGCTATAACGGCAAACACAGCAAAGGTAGGTATTACTGCTCAACAAGCAGCAGACATTACCACTAATAACAGTAAGGTAGGAATAACAACACAACAAGCCGCTGACATAGTTACTAACAATGCGAAAGTAGGCATAACTACTCAACAGGCTTCAGACATTATAGCTAACAATGCAAAGGTTGGTATTACTACACAACAAGCATCGGACATTACAGCTAATAACGCTAAAATTAGTTTTGATAGCGCAAGTAGCACAAAGTTAGCAGGAATTGAAGATGGTGCAGAAGTTAATCCAACAGCAAGTGAAATTAAAACATCATACGAAAGTAATAACGATACCAACGCTTTTACTGATGCAGAAAAAACAAAACTATCGGGAATTGCAGAAAATGCAGAGGTTAATGTAAATGCAGATTGGAACGCAACAACAGGCGATGCTCAAATACTAAACAAACCAACTTTAGCAACAGTAGCTACAACAGGGGCATATAGCGATTTATCAGGCACACCGAGTTTAGCGACAGTAGCAACAAGTGGAAGTTACACAGATTTATCTAACACCCCTACAATACCAACAAACAATAACGAACTAACAAACGGAGCAGGTTATATAACAGATGGTAACACAGGGTGGAATAATACATACGGATTTATTACAGCTTCAACAACCGACACACTAACCAACAAAAGTGGTAGTAATAACCAATGGACTAATGATGCAGGTTATATAAATGAAGCAGCACAAACATCGCACACAAACGCAATAGGTAACGCAATAGACTTTAGCGCAAGGGTTACTTTAGCAGGTGGTGTAGCAGAGGGAACAAGTGGAATAATTAAGAATTTACAAAGTATATCATAATGAGTTTATATCAAAAAGCAAGTTTAGTACAAATACCAAGCGGATATAAGGCAGCAGATGCTAAATTGTATTCAGTAGTGCCTAATAGTGGCGATGGGGATTTTACAGTAAGTAGTGATGCAGATGCTACAAGGGTAAACAAAGACGGTTTAATAGAAACAACAGTAGCAAACCAAGCAAGGCTTAACTATGACCCTACAAACCCACAAGACCCTCATTTACTTTTAGAGCCTTCAAGGACTAACAGCTTGCCTGAAAGTGAAAACTTTAGCACTAATTGGATTAAATTAGACACAACTTTAAGTAGTGGTATATCTTCTCCTGATGGTGGTACAAACGCATATTCTTTAATTGAAGGTACAGGTACAGGTGGCAAAATTATATATGATACAATAAGTGTAAGTGCAGGTAGTGTTACATATAGTTTATTTATGAAAAAAGGAGATAAAAGATATACTGGTCTTTTATTAAGTGGTGTAGTTACTACTTCAATGTTTAATGTTGATTTAGAAAACGGAACAGGCACAACTGCAACAGGGTCGTTTGACAGTACAAATATAGAAGAATACCCAAACGGTTGGTATAGAATTTCTGTTACAACAACAGCAACAGCAGGGAACTTAAACTGTAATGTCTATTTGATGAATGGTGCAAGCTATAACGACAGAAATTATGCAGGAAACGGAACAGACAAAACTTATATTTTTGGCGCTCAATTAGAAGCAGGAAGCTATGCAACATCCTACATACCAACAAGCGGTTCAGCAGTTACAAGAACAGTAGATAACGCAATAAACTTGTTAAATAATGCAACACCAACCTCTTATCCTTTTACTGTCTTTGTTGAAATGAGTATTCAAACAGGTAAAAAAGGTTTTGGCTTTAGTTTTTTGAATAGGTTTGCAAATTATTTATATTATTCTGTTGGATATTGCGAGGTAAGTGCAAATAATAAATTTAGGTTTACTAACAGGGGTGATGGCAACATTTATGCAGTAGAAACTACTGCACAGTATTTTACAGGTAAACACAAAATTGCCGTAAAGTTTGTTAGTGAAACTAATTTTAAAGCGTTCATAAATGGTGTTGAAGTGGTAAATCTTACACATACCGCAAGTCCTTTTCAAACTAATAATACTTCTTTTTTATTGGGTCAATTAAGAACTGTAACTGATACTGGCGATAGAAACCCTATTCATCAATTTATGGTATTCAAAGAAGCACTAACAGACGCAGAACTAATAACACTAACAACGTAATGGAACTATTTAAAAAATACGAGTTTAACTCAAAAGAACAAGCAGAAACAAAAATAGCTGCTTTACCACATACGACTGACGAACTAACAGAAGAAAGCTATTTAGACGGTGGTCATACTATTGTACATTTAGGTCATTTGTGGATTACAGAGCCTACATACGACATTGAGGGTAATATAGAAACAGAGGGTGTTGCATCTGATAAATACAGCGTAGATGTTCTTTGGCAGGGTTTAGAAAGCAGTCCTTATGGTTGGGCTTCTTATGAAATTACAGTAGAGGGTAATGGTGTACATACCTTTGCAGGTAGAAACTTTTAATAAATAAGTTATGGCACAAGAGATAGGAGAGGGAACAAAAGTAACGCTTGACTTAAAAAGCATAGGTATGGTAGTTGCAGGTGCTATCTCTTTAGCAGCTATGTATTTTGCCTTGAAAGCTGAAATAGAAGTAGCAAAAGAGTTACCGAAGCCTACTATTAGTAGAACAGAGTACGACCTTAAAGACCAACTTATCCGTGAGACGATTATGAACACACAGAGAAAGGTTGAGGAGAATAGCGCAAAGTTAGACAGGATAGATGAAAAGCTATACGAAATAATAGAACGCAAATGAGGACTTTGATATTTTGTCTGTTTAGTTGTTTTGTGTTTTCACAGAAATATACTGTTGTACAGATAAATGCACAATGGAATGAGGTAAACAAAGTAGAACTACCTAAAGAGATAAACGGTGCTAAAGTCTTGTATGCTTATTTAGAAGACCAAGTAGAAAGCCTAAAAAAAGAGATTAAAGCAGTCCCCACTATTTTAGTTTACAAAAACAATACACCAATAGCGCAATTTGAAGCAGGTATAGATTTAAAGCTACACATAAAAGAAGAAGATATTTTAGAGGTAATAAACAATGAAGTACTTTAATTACAGCGAGTTTGATAGTCCTGATGTACAGGGTAGCGGTCAGCTAATGGATAAGACATTACTTGAAATGTTAGACGAAGTAAGAGATAAGTTTGACAAACCAATACATATCAATAGCGGATTTAGAACACCTGCACACAATGAAGCAGTTGGTGGTGTAGAAACAAGCAGCCATTTAAAAGGTTTAGCAGTAGACATAGCTTGTAAAAAGAGCAAAGATAGATTTGATTTAATTAACTGCCTTTTAGATGTAGGGTTCAGCAGGATAGGAGTAGCAAAAACTTTTATACACGCTGATATAGACCCTGATAAGTCTAACGGTGTAATGTGGACTTACTAATATGAGCATAGCAATTATATCCTTGTTCCCCACTTCGTTTATTGGTGGTATATCTTATTACCCAAAAAATGAAGAATACCCATTTGACGAACTAAACATATATTTATTTATAGTACAGTTTCAAATTAGAATGTATGAAAAAGCAATTTAAAGACACTAAGGTTGGTAGGTTTTTAGTAGGCGACAAAGGTTTATTTAAGAATTTAGCCGATACGTTGCCCGATAAGGGCTTTTTAGGCGTTTTAAAGAACTTAATTGATAAGGAGAATACACTAAGCCCATTTGAAAAAGAAAAGGCGTTAGAATTGCT